GAGCATATTCCCACCGATGAATCCCGCAAGATGGTCGAAAGCACTAGCGGATTAGGCTTGCCTCACGAACAAATAGCCATTTTGGTGGGTATTGATGACAAGACTTTGCGTAAGTATTACCGCACCGAATTGGACATGGGCAAGGCTAAAGCCAACGGGCAGATAGCCAAAACGTTATTTTCTAAGGCGGTAGCTGGTGACACGACTAGCCTAATTTGGTGGACAAAGAGCCAAATGCGCTGGTCTGAGACGGTAAAGAATGAAGTAACAGGCGCTGATGGCGAACCATTCGATATTCAAATTACCTTTGTAAAGCCAAAAGATGGATGAAGTCATAGAGTACGATGAGGAAGTAATTGGCAGAACGCTGTCCAAAATAGAATTTCCTCTCAAACTCGAATGCCTATTCAACCCAGCTCAAGCCCGTTACAGAGTGCTTTGGGGCGGTAGGGGCGCATCTAAGAGCTGGAACGTAGCAAGAGCGTTGCTTATCAAAGGGTACAAAAAACAGTTGAGAATACTGTGTGCCCGTGAATACCAAACATCTATCAGGGATTCTGTTCATAAGCTATTGAGCGATCAAATCTTGGCTATGAACATGGAATCGTTCTATGAGATTACTCAAAACAGCATCAGGGGTCTAAACGGTACTGAGTTTGCTTTTGTCGGTCTCAAAAACAACGTAGCAAACGTAAAATCATATGAAGGTATCGACATATGTTGGGTTGAGGAGGCGCAAAGCGTTTCAAAGTTTAGCTATAACGTACTCATTCCAACTATCCGTAAAGAAAACAGCGAGATATGGATAACGTTCAACCCAGAGCTAGAAACAGATGAAACGTATCAGCGCTGGGTGATTGCTCCACCAGATAAGGCTGTCGTACAAAAGATCAACTGGAGCGACAATCCCTGGTTTCCAGAGGTGTTGAAACTTGAGAAAGACGCACTCAAAGCCCGTGACTTGGAAGCATACAACACGGTTTGGGAAGGCGTTTGTCGGCAGACGGTGGACGGTGCTATATTTGCTAAAGAGCTACAAATGGCAGAGCTGGATGGACGTATTACCCGTGTACCTTACGATGCAACCAAACCCGTTCATGCTATATTCGATTTGGGTTGGAGCGATGCTACAGCGATTTGGATACTGCAATTTATCGGTATGGAAACCAGGATAATCAAATACATTGAGAACAGTCAGCAGACGATTACTTGGTACTTGTCACAACTTCAATCATTCGGGTATGTATATGACACACTTTGGTTGCCTCATGACGCTGAGAACAAGACGTTGGCTGGAAATGGTCGCAGTATTGAAGAAATTGTCCGAAATTCAGGCTACAAAACCCGCATAGTGCCTAAAGTGCCTGTTGTAGATTCAATCAACGCCGCACGTACAATATTCCCAAATTGTTATTTTGATAGAGAAAATACGCATCAAGGGTTACAATGCCTCAGACATTATCGGTATGAGGTAGACCCAGAGACGGGAATGTTCAGCAAAACCCCTCTACACGATCAATACAGTCATGGTGCTGATGCCTTTAGGTACATTGGGCTGATGATAAACGAACCCAAAAAGCCGATTAGACAAAAAGCAACGATGCAAATACCTACAAGTTGGATGGGATGATTATGGCAAGCACATACACAGCTGAAGAATTTGATGAGCGTATTACTGAAGCGCAAGAATACCTTAGACTTGCTTCAGACGCTGATTCCAACAACCGTCAAGAGGCGCTTGAAGACCTCAAATTTGCCGCTGGAGACCAATGGCCTGTTGAGATTCAAAACAGTCGCACATTAGAAGCAAGACCTTGTCTCACAATCAACAAAATTGACCCCAACGTCAGGCAAATCACAAATCAAATTCGTCAACAAAAGCCCAGGATGAAATGCCACGGGATGAACAACGAATCAGACAAGAAACTTGCTGACATTATTTCGGGCATATTCAGACACATTGAGGTTCAATCAGACGCTGATGAAGCGTATGACAACGCAACAGACTTTCAAGTAAGGATGGGCTGGGGATATTGGAGAATCGTTACAGACTACATATCTGAAGATTCGTTCGACCAAGACATCTATATCAAACGTATTACAAACCCTTTCACCGTCTATTTTGACCCTAACAGCGTAATGCCAGACGGTTCAGACGCTGAAAAGTGCATGATTACAGAGGTCGTGTCTAAAAATGTATTTAGGGCTATGTATCCTGGTGCTGATGTAGACGGTTCAGGTTTCAACACAAGAGGCACGGGGGATTCAAACCCAGATTGGGTAATGCGTGAGGATATTCGCATTGCTGAATACTTCTATACCAAACGAGAACAAGTTAAATTGCTCCTATTAGCCGATGGACAGAAGTTTTATGAAGACGAAATACCTGAAGAATACAAACCTTTTGTCGTAGACAAACGGGATACATTACGCAAAAAGATTCATTGGTGCAAACTAACAGGAATGCAAATACTTGAGGAAGGCGTTTGGGCTGGTAAATATATCCCAATCATTCCTGTGTACGGTCAACAGCTGATAGTTGAAAACAAACGTAAGAAATACGGGTTGGTCAGAATGGCTAAAGACCCGCAACGTATGTACAACTTTTGGACTACAGCGTTAACTGAATCAGTCGCACTTGCCCCTAAAGCTAAATGGTTGCTTGCTGAAGGACAAGATGAGGGTCATACAGAAGAATGGGCTAATGCCAACATCAAGGCTTACCCTGTATTGCGCTACAAGCAAAAAGACATTGACGGGATGCCCGCACCCCCACCGATTCGTCAGCAACCTGAACCGCCACCAACAGGCGTTATGTCTGCGATGGAGGTAATCAACAATGATTTGAAGAATGTTTTGGGTGTATTTGACCCAAATCAGCTACCAACAGGCAACATATCAGGCAAAGCGTTACAAGGTCAGCAACAGCAGATCGACATGACGAATTTCCATTATTACGACAACTTCACCAGGTCATTGCGCTGGACGGGTAAGGTAATATTGGACTTGATACCAAAAATTTACGACAAAGAGCGTGTTGTACGAATCATTGGTGAAGACGGCAAACCAGACCTGGTTACGGTAAATCAGCAAGGTCAGGATGAAAACGGTGTCGAAAAAGTGCTAAACGATGTAACCGTGGGTGAATACGATGTAGTGATGGATACTGGTCCAGGGTTTAACTCTAAACGCCAGGAAGGTGCGGAAATGATGATGGGTCTGTTTACTGCTGACCCTGCATTACTTCAAACAGCAGGTGATTTGCTCTTTAGAAACATGGATTTCCCTGGTAGCGACATCATTGCAGACCGTCTTGCCGCCGCAAATCCGCTTGCTCAGATTGACGAAAAGTCTAATGTGCCGCCGCAAGTTCAGATGCAACTGGCGCAAAGTCAACAGACTATTCAACAGCTACAACAAGAGCTACAAGCGTTACAACTCAACTTAAAATACGGTGTAACGGTCAAACAAGTTCAAGAGCAAGCTGAAACAGCCAGGGAATTGATGCGTCAAACCAACAAGGCTCATGAGGTTGAAACGATGGCTCAAGTCAAAGTTGACGACCAAAACACTCGTGCCACAACAGCACAGAACAAAATTGAAATTGAAGCGTTTACCGATTTGTTGCTTCACCACATGGACACAAGGCGTTTGGAGCAAAAGCTCAAAATGGAAAATGAACAACAAGCAAAAAATGAGGAAAAAGCGAATAAAGACGTAGAGGCAAATAAGCCGCAAACTGCTTGACGCTTTAGTAATTTCGGGTTATATTGCCCTAAACCTTACTGGTGAGGCACACCAGCACAAAATCGGAGCTTGAGAAATCATGGCTGATAGAGAAGCAAGTAATGTAATCACCAGCGAAAATTCAGGTGAGTTTTATGCCAATAAACTTGGTTTAGCAACTGAAACATCTAGTGAGGCTGTTGTTGAGGATACTCCAACAGAGCCAGTAGAGACAAATCAGGTGAGTGAACCAAAGGCAGACGACAACACCAAAACGACAGAGGAGGGAAAACCCAACCCCAAAGTCAAAATGCGGTTTGATGAGGTAACTAAAGCCAGAGATATGGCACGTCAGGAAGCTGACCGTGAGCGTCAAAGGGCTAGTGATCTTGAAAGGCAGATTGAGGAACTGAAGAAAACCAACAGTCCTACACAGACTTTTGATAACGATTCAGAGCCACAACCTTCACAATTTGCAGATGCGTTTGAATACGCAAAAGCATTGAGCGAATGGTCTGCTGAGAATGCTGTAAAGCAAATGAAAAGGGCTGAAGCTGAATCTAAGATTGCCGCTGAACGTGCAACAGTCATTGAAGCATGGCAAAAGCGACAAAACGATGTGAAAGCTGAAATACCCGATTATGAGGACGTAATATCATCATCTGAATTGACCGTTAGCGACCAAGTCAGAGATGCGATTATTGAGAGTGATGTTGGACCAAGAATCCTGTATCATTTAGCCGAAAATCCTGAAATTGCTGAAGCATTGTCCAAGAAGTCCGTAATATCCGCATTGAGAGAAATTGGAAAATTGGAAGCAAGGTTTGAACGTAAGGACGAACCAACTAAGCCTGTCGCAACTAAATCGAATGCGCCCGCACCGATTAAACCGCTTAGAGCGACATCTACTGTGGCTGATGTGAGAGTTGATTCAAACGGTCAATTTCATGGAACATATCAGCAATGGAAAGAGTCACGCAGAGCTGGTAAGATCAGGTAATAAACAATTTTTCATAGGAAATTATCATGTCGAATAATCTTTTGACGATATCAAAAATCACCAATGAAGCCCTCATGGTGTTAGAAAACGAGTTGACCTTCACAAGCGAAGTGGATAGAAATTACGACGATCAGTTTGCCGTGGTTGGAGCTAAGATTGGTAACACAGTCAACGTTCGCAGACCTGGTAGGTTCATTGGTACTACTGGTCCAGCGCTTAATGTGGAAGACTTTAACGAAACTTCAGTACCTGTCACACTTTCAACGCAATTTCACGTAGACACTCAGTTTACAACTCAAGATTTGGCATTGTCTTTAGACATGTTCTCTGACCGTGTGTTGAAACCAGCTGTTGCGGCAATTGCTAACAAGATTGACAGAGACGGTTTGAATACTGCTTTGTACAACACAGCTAACATCGTTGGTGTTGCTGGTACACCCCCAACAGGATTGATTACATTCCTGACAGCGGGTGCTTACCTAGACGCTGAAGGTGCGCCACGTGATGGCAGACGTTCATGTATCATCGAACCATTCACAACTGCAACAATCGTTGATAGTTTGAAAGGTTTGTTTGTGCCACAAGAGGCGATTTCTGAGCAATACAGAAAAGGTCTTATGGGCAGAGACAGCGCAGGGGTAAATTGGCGTCTTGACCAAAACGTTGTGTCACAAACGTTTGGTTCATATTCAGGCGTAACGCTACAAACTAACACAACAACCTTCACGGGTGCGTTAACAAGTGGCTGGTCACAATTCTCCACAATCACAATCAACACAGCGTCTAGCACAGCTACTGTAAACGCTGGTGACGTGATTCAGATTGCTGGTGTATATGCAACCAACCCACAAAACCGTCAAGCGTATGGCTCTGGTAAACTGCGCAACTTCGTTGTTATGGCTACTACTGCTCTTACAACTGGCGGTAACGCTGTTCAAGTTTCTCCAGCGATTATTACTGGCGGTCAATTCCAAAACAGTATCATCATCGGTTCTACTTCTACAACAGCAACAGTAACACCATTCAACAACACAGGTACTTTGTCACCACAAAATATCATGATGCACCGCAATGCGTTTACGCTTGCAGTAGCTGATTTAGAGTTGCCTGAAGGTGTACATTTCGCTGGTCGTGCTAGTGATAAAGAAGTCGGTTTGTCAATGCGTGTAGTACGTCAGTACACAATTAACAACGATTCAATCCCAACACGTCTCGATGTGCTGTATGGATGGGCACCACTCTACCCTGAGTTGTCTTGCCGTATTGCCGCTTAATCAACATAAAGGAAATTCAAAATGAGTAATCCTGGACCAGCAACCACAGTATCGGCACACCCAAGTAATGTCACAACGAACCAAGCGTTGCGTCTTATCGGTGTTGCCAAAGGCGTTAACTTAGCGGCAACTGGCTTCACGCCTGTACCAGTCGTTAACAGCACGGCTTATTTGCCAAAAGAAATGATTGTTACCAACGTGAATAACGCTGGTGCGGTTGTTTCATTGTCAACTTCTACCGCATTGGGCATCACAACTACAAACGCTGGGTCACCATCCAGTTTGTTTGGAGCTTTGACTACTACTCAAATTGCGGCTTTGTCTACAGCAGTTTTAGGCACAGCTTATGTGGACTCTAGTTCAACTAGCTTGGCTTACGCTAACCAAACTTTATATGTTGATGTAACAGTTGCCTCTGGTGCTACTGGAACGGGTGACGTATATGTCTATGGTTACGATTTCAGCTAATCGGGGCTGATTTCAAAGGAGAAGTCACCCCCAAAAAGGGTGGCTTTTTTTACATTTAACAGTACAATTTAATCGTTTTTCAAAGGAAAAATCATGTCATCTACCACTCTTGCCCGTGGAAACGCCCACGAAACGTTTTACATCGCACCGAATATCACGCCATCTCAAGTTGCGGCTAGTACCACAGCTGTTCAAACTTTCAACGTTCCAGGTCTTTTAACTACTGATTACATTCAATCAGGCGGTTACATTGCTAACCAAACGACAGGCATTTTTATTGCTGAGTCTGATTGTTTAACCAATGGCGTATTAACTGTTCAATTTGGTAACGTAACTACTTCTGCGGCTACTCCAGCGGCAGGTGTTTACGAGTTTCAAATCGTGCGTTATGAAGGTCCAGCACCAGCGAATGCGGCTTAATCATGGCAAATACAAGCGTTTTTAGACCAGTTGGTCCATCTTATGCTGTTGCCGTTTCAACAACTGCTTCAACTGCCTTGACTGTTACCCCAGCTGGTAACGATCAAATCAATTATTGCGGTTTTTTAAATACGTCTGCTAACCCTGTTGCCTTAACAATAGCGGCAGTAAACGCTTTAAATTCGTTGACTGCTCCAGCCGCAGTACTTCCAACATCTGGAAGCCCCACTAACACAGTAATTTTAGGCGTAGCTATGACTGCTCCAATGGTAATTGCAGTAC